ATATTAACCTCTTTACCGACCTGGATGATGATAGGAATGTCACCTGTCGGCCATTCGTGCGGTCCCTCTATGATTGTATTTGCCACCATCTTGCACCAGGACACGACCGTCTTTTTAACCTTTTTTTCTTCTAATACCTGATCTTCCGGGCCCGGTTGCTCAACTGTCGTTTCCGTGGGGATTCCATTAACTAATCTTGTAACCCTATAAAATGTTACTGATTTTTTCTCTTTATACCAATATTCTGCGATACGGTAGCCTGTGTCAGTTCTCCATTCATCCCATTGATCACCGCCAGGCCATTGCTCTGAAATATCCTTGTGCTCCCGTTCAAACTCTTTTTTATCAACTATTTCAGTGACAAAAACATATTGAGCATCTGATTTATCGGCTTTTTTAGCAAACGTATCCCAATATACGGTCAACACGTTGGGGATGCGGTTAATGACTATATCCCTGACAAATGGGTCATCTTCAGCATCAACAATATCTATCCGCCAGGCTCCCCGGCCACAATACAACGTTGAAGCAGCGCAGGTATTATAAGCACTGCGGGCATCGCTGTTATACTCGATGTGCCGCATTAACCCGGAAATAATCTCAGCCGTCTTAGGGTCAGACTGACTATCAACCCCACGAACCTTAAAGCTCGGCTTTAGTTGCTTAAACTCACCGTCAACCTGATCAACTTTCTCATTGATCTTGTTAGAGACAATGCAGGGCCGACCATCTTCTAATCGTTCGTTGCGCAACGCCGCCGGCCATTGGTAATCCTCATCATTGGTAGCAAAACGAATATCATCATCGGCTAATTGGCGTTCGTCAGCATCGGCCTCTTGCGCTTGTTTAAATCTTTCTGCCGCAAGTTCTAAAAGTTCTTCGTTTTTAGTCATTAAGCACCCATCCAACTAACATCCATACGCCCAAGAATAGAGGGCATCTTAAAGACATCATCAATTTCTACGTTATCAATCTTGTTCCGGCAATAACTCAATCCTACGGTCGTAGCATCGACATCGTCATCATGTAACCCGCTGGGGAATGAGGACATGTCAGCAATGTAATCCTCTACCCAAGACCCCCATTCAGGGAGATATACCCTGCCACCTTCTATCATGGGAGTAACAGAGTAAGCCCTTGCTACCTTGTCACGGTCAACCTTGTAGGGAATGACCGATAGTTTTGACTCCCGCCGCAGTTCCTGGATTAACGATTGCCCAGATGCCTTGTCCTCTACTACGATTGCATTAACCTTATCCCGGTAAGCCATGCTCATAGCAGCTCGCTTTAATTCAGGAAATTCCAACTTTGCCTTGAATCGGTCGATAATGTAGATATTCCCTTGATCAATGGCCATTGTTAAACATACCGAATAATCATTTTCTTCCTGATTCTTAAAAGCCGTGTCCCATGCGTGAATTTTCAAGGAAGGCTTTTCTGGAATATCAATATACCGCCGCCACCATGTCTTTTTGAAAATATTGCCTTGCTCTGACACTGGACGCTGTTGATATAAGGCGTTCCATTCATACGTCCCTAAAACATTGCGTATTTGCGTTAACGTGGTCAATGGATACCATTCAGGCCATAGAGGTTCACCCTCTTGACGACCCATACCATCACCATCTTCAGCCAATGCAGGGAGTTTGATTATTGTCCACTGATCGCCGCCCTGCTTCATGTCCTGGATTAATCGGCCTGCTAAGTCATCCTCATGCCACCTCGTGAGAGTCAGAACTATTGCAGCCCCGGGCATGAGGCGAGTATAAAACGTCGAACGATACCAATTCCAGACGTTATCTCTAATAGTCTGACTCTCGGCTTCCTTTCGATCTTTAAACGGGTCATCAATGATACCAAGATTAGCGCCCCGGCCCGTTATACCAGAGCCTACACCGGCAGAGATATACACACCCCCGTGGTTAGTATTCCAGCGGTCTGCGGCCTTGCTATCGGCCTTCAAGGACACATCCGGGAAGATAGCATTATATAGCCGGTCTGCTACCAGGTTTCTAACGTCCCGGCCAAAATCAGTGGCAAGGTCCGAGTTGTAAGAGGCTGCAATAACTTGACGGCTGGGATTACGTCCCAAATACCAGGCAGGAAATCGGCGGGAAGCGAACTCGCTTTTTGTGTGGCGGGGAGGCATAAAAATCATTAAACGGGGTATTTCTCCCCGTTCAACTCCTTCTAATGCGGTCGTAATAATGGAATGATGTTTGGCTGACTGAAAATCTGCCTTAGTTAGCTCTGTAAACGCTAATAGGCTATTCCGAGCCGCCAGTATCGCCGCCTGTATTGCAGCCTCTCTTGGCGATATCGATAAGTTTTTCAATCTCTATCCCTGAGAATAAATCAACTTTTCCGGTTAGGTTGACGTTTTCCTTATACTTTTGTGGGCGTTCACCCTTTAAACGAAAGATCATAAGCAGGTCAGATGGTTTATCAGCCCTGGTAGCACGTTCATCGGCCACCGATTCCAGCCAATCGATGTATTTTTCTTTTGCCTCTACCCATGCTTTTGCAAACTCTGGATCTGAATCTCTATGATTATAAGCTGTGGTCATGGTTATAGCGACATGATCACACGCCGCCGAGAAGTTTCCCTTAGTTCTCACATATTTTAAAAACTTCTCTTTTTTATCAGCATCAAAAATTACTAACCCTTTGTTCCTACAATTTTTCTTCATACTTACGTAGTCTGTATATTGATCCGCCAATTACCAGGCGTTCCGTAGGTTTGTTCAGAGTGGAGGATAATGGGCTTAATAAGCGCATCGTGGTAAAGTGATGCTACCGTAGTTCCGTCGAGAGTGAGGAAATTTAGTATTTCAGCTCCATCCGATCTATGTGTATGTATAACGATTTTATCGTTTGCGGCTGAAAAAGTTATCCGCATCTCTTTGACTTTAACGCCGTCTGGCTGTTCTGGAAACTCCGTAGTCCAGACAAAATTAGAGGAGCCGTCGGGAATGAGGGTAATAAAAGACCCATCTCTTTTTTTAGTCCAAGCCATAATTTTGACCTCTAAAAATAGTTATGTTTCATTAATACACACATTTAGATAAAAGTCAATGGGTTATATTTATTTCGTCTATCAATAATTATTTTATAAAAAATTACTTGACAACTATATTGGAGTGTGTTATCTTAAAATCAACAAAAACGAGGGAGGATTTAAAAATGAAAACTAAATGTAATTGCCATGGCAAAGAAAATTTAGAAATTGCTAACCGGACATATCGGTGGTGCGATAGTTGTCTTGAAGCTGGAGAACATACTGCGGCCACAACCCACAGTTCTAATTCAGACTGGGATGGGTATAATCTCTGCGATGAGTGCGCCGCCGAATATGACAAAAGAGGGAGGATTGAAAATGTATAACGATAAAATGATCCGTTGCCCCAGATGCGGAAATGAAGTTCCGGCAATTCCTACTCCTGAAGAAAAATGCCGTGAGTGTGGTTATGATCCGGTTGATGAGGCCCGTATTAGGGCATTGGACGCCGCCCTTGATTTTCTCACTCCACGGTGCGGTGGGCGTGGGTGGAAGGATAGCCGAGTCTGGCAAAACAAGTAACCCATTTCAACAACCTCTCAGGCCCGGTTCCCCGCCGGGCCTTTTTTATTGCCTATTTCCTGCCGTAAGTATGACATTCCCCGATCTTGGGGATAGCACAACCCTTGGGGGGTTGAAAATAGTAACATATCCCGTCAGTTTTAGCCGAGTCCATCGGCCATGTGATTGTGCGTCAGAGGTTGACAGGTTTATCAAAATTCATGGTGTTTTGTCTTGGTTTCCAGTTATGGCAGGTCATTTGTTTACACCTGCCTCTTTCTGGCATTTTGTGCATGTGTATATTATTTTAATTTCAGACGTGGTATTTTTTATGATAGCGTCTATGGCACAATAGTGTCTGTCGAATAGCCCTCCGCATTTTTCACAGACAACAAAGCCTGTTTTTAACGTAGCAATATCAATTGTTTCGAAACAAAATGATTTTTTTTTAAACGGCCACATTACACATCCTCCTCAATTTGTGCCCCGCACTTGTGGCATGTCTGATGGTATTGAGAGCAATCATACATGGCCCATCCCCAGAATCCCAAGAACCCTAAAACCACGCCGATTACTAATCCGCAGATAAAAGACATCACTTCCCCCTTTCGAGTTTGGATAATATTTTTTCGGCCCGTTCTGTCCCGGCGACGGTAAATTTATTTGGCTCCCGAAGGCTGTTGGCTTGTATGTATTTTTTCAGCATGGTTTTACGGTATTCCAGTGGGTCTTGGTTTTGGCTGAGTGCAGTCTTTGACCATCTCCTGGTCCCCAAATAATCCACAAAGAGGGTCTCATCATCGGGCATGTAATTTTTGTGTGTGATTTTGTCGGTGCGATCGTAGGCCATATTATTTTATCCTCTTAAGATACCTGCCGTTTTTATCCCAATACCAACATAAAATACCATAAAATATCATGTCTTGCATTATCCCGAGAGGTTTATCAACGGTATGGCTTTTAATAGCTATATGTCCAACGTCCACAGCGTCGATATGTTTCCCAGAGTCAACCATCTCTAAAATTTTGTCTCTGTAATACTGTTTGGTTGATTCCCTCATGCTCTAATCCTCCTATTTTAGCGATTTTGATTTTAAGGCCATTTTTTACTCTGGGCGATGTTTTTTTCTTCTAAAATGATTTCATGCACACTCTCATACGAATTTTTATTTTCCGTTCGTGTTTTAATCTTTTTTGTCGCCCTGTGATGGAGAGTTGCGACCTTTTTTTAGGTTATCAAGGTTGCCTTTGCGCCCTCCAGATGGAGATGTGTCTTTTTCAAACCGATAGGGATACATTTTGCAGGTCGGCTGGCTGGAGTATTCCTCGATTGCCTTGGTATCGCCCACGACACAATCAAGGCAGTTTAGCCGGATAGTTTTTAAAAGAGTTGCTTTCGTAGTCATGGGTTAAATCCTCAATCGTTCTCCGGTCCACCAGGGACCGTACTAAGTCCTCTTGCTTCTCTGTAGCCCTCCTGATCTTCTGGTCGATAGTGCCGGCCGCCAGGAGATGGTAATATGTCACTTTGCGGTTCTGCCCGGGGCGATGCACCCGTTTACGGGCCTGCATAATTGCCCCCAGACCGAACCCCGTCGAGTAGAATACGCAATACCTGGCCTCCACCAGACTAATACCCTCGCCGCCGGCCTTGATCTGCACAACCGCCACACGGGCCTTGCC